ACACATGAACCTTGGGCAAGAGCCAGTGGTAAACTAAAATTAGTCAACGGAGAAGTTGTACCTGCGGAACAACAATATGTTAAGAAATAATCATGCCAACTAATGTAACCGAATACGTAAACACGTTTGTTCAAAATAATCCAAACGCCAATGCTCAAGTAAAAGCAGGAGCAGCCGCGGCCACTGCAATGTTCAGTGCTGCCGAAACAGGCAATTTTAATATATCAACTGTGGTAACTACTTTACCTCCAGGCGCACAGGCAAATATCAAAGCAGCACAGGCAAACGTGGCTGCAAATGTTGGCGGGAGAGGCACAACTCAAACCACTTCTGTAAACAGTAATCTGGGCCCAGACGGAGCAAAAAAAGCAGCCTTTGCACAAGGAGCAAACAGACTGCTACTAGATCAGCCAGATGTTCCAACAGGTGCCCCCACAAAACAGGTAAAAACAAATATTCCAATTTTAACATCCACTGATGTTCGTGCATTAATGGTGCAAATTGCCTACATGGAATCCAATTGGGACACAAAATATACAAATCCACCATGGTTGGGTCGTTATGCAGTGCATGAAACAACCTTGAAGAACTATGGTTATCTATCTAACACAGGAACATATTTAGGCAAAGACGGTATCAACAGTCGTGTAGATTTTTGGTTTGACAATGCAGTGCAAGATCGTATCATGGAACGATTTATTCTAGAACAATATCCTGCATTGATCAAAGTCAATGCTATTCGCGAAAATGACAGTAAAGAAACTGTGGCTGGAATGTTGGCCGTGGCTTATCAGTTCCAAGATGCTACCATGTCTATTTCGGGGATAAGCGACATGTTTGGTAGTATTTCGTCGATTGATACATCTTCTTTAGTGGCTGATCTTTCTAGCGCATCTGCAGGTATGTCATCGTTGTTGTCCGGTACAGCTACTTCATTGGCCAAGTCTACCTCTGTGGCATCGTCAAATCAGACTTTGAATACCACAGCCGCTGACCCAGGAACAAATGCCAACTTACAAGCAGTGCAGTCCAACATTGCCAAGGCTCAGGCATTTATGTCATCTTTTACCGGCAGTGATCCTACCGCAGCGGCTGCAATGACCACACTGTTTGCTGTTGGTGCAGCAGTGGCAGCCGCAAACAAATCCAAGTCCAATGTAAGTTCAACATCGTCTACTACATCTTCGTTGCCAAATAATGTACAATCTGGATTACCCCCGTCATTGACTGGCGGCAGCGATCAAGCTAAATTAACAGCAGCTAAAGTTGATGTTGCTAATTTAAAAGCAAAAACATCTAACTTGGCTTCAAGTTTGCCGGCAAACAAAGCAGCACAATGGCGCAAAACTGGCAAAGAAACTGACAGTCGTAAACGTCCGGGTTCGTTGTTTTTTAATGCTGGACGATATGCTATATCTACGCTGGCTGCAGATATTACAATAACTACCGCACCTACTACTATAGTTACAATATAAATACTATATGCCTATTAGATATCGCGGATTCAGTACAATTGGTCAAACCAAGAAATATCGGTTGACTGATTTGGAATTAATTAAAAGAGATTTATTAAATCACTTTGCTATACGCAAAGGAGAAAAGCTTATGGATCCAAATTTTGGTAGTATTATTTGGAACATGATATTTGAACCTTTGTTAAAGCCACAATTGTGGCAGATATCAAGCGCATTATCACATACGATCCACGTTTACAAGTCAACGGAGTTCTAATTGACGAGTTAGAATCAGGTTTGCAAGTGCAAATTGACCTAACTTTTTTACCAGGGAACTACTCAGATAGCCTACGTTTACGTTTTGACGCTGGCACAAAATCACTTACCGCAGTATAAAAGTACCACTTTTTAAACGCCATAAATATTAAACAACAGGTATTACTATGGCCATTACTACACGACAAACCAGTTTGTTAGTCCAACAAGATTGGACTAAAATCTATCAAACATTCAGAGAAGCTGATTTCCAAAGCTTTGATTTTGAAACTCTGCGCAAGAGCATGATTGAATACTTGCGCACATACTATCCTGAAGATTTTAACGATTTCACTGAAAGTTCAGAATATATTGCTTTGATTGACCTTATTGCATTTATGGGGCAAAGTCTAGCATTTAGATCTGACATGAATGCACGTGAAAACTTTCTTGATACTGCAGAACGCAGAGATAGTATTCTAAAACTAGCACGATTGGTCAGCTATATTCCAAAACGTGGAACTCCAGCTTCGGGATATTTGAAATTTGACAGCGTAAGTACCACAGAAGCAGTGTTTGATGGTACAGGCACAAATTTAAGCAATATCTTGTTAACATGGAATGATACAGCCAATGAAAATTGGCTTGAGCAATTTACTACAGTTCTTGATGCTGCTCTAGTAAGTACGCAATCTATTGGAAAACCCGGTGCTACTAAAACATTAAGTGGAGTAAGAACAGACGAATATACTGTTGACATTTTGTCAGGTATTACTCCTACCTATCCGTACACTGCTTCAATTGCTGGAGTTTCATATCCGTTTGAAGTTGTAAGTGCTACAAGTGCAGATCAAAATTATATCTACGAAAATACACCAGCAGTTGGGGGTGCATTTAATTTCTTGTATCGTAACGACAATCAAGGTAACGGATCTAATAATACTGGATATTTCTTTTATTTCAAACAAGGCGAGCTACGTAGTTTAGATTTTAGCATTACTGAAAGTTTACCAAATCGAGTTGTTAATATTAACTTTGACAACATTAATAATACAGACGTTTGGTTATATTCATTGAATGCCAGTGGTACTATTAATACCGAATGGACCAAGGTTCCTGCAGTAAATGGTATTAACGTGATTTATAACAATGTTGATGAACGTAACTTATTCAGCGTGACTACTAGAGCCAATGATCAAATTGATCTAGTGTTTGGTGACGGCAGTTTTACTAACATTCCTGTTGGTAATTTCAGAATTTACTACAGAGTAAGTAACAATCAAACATATAAAATTACTCCAGAAGAAATGAATGCGATCACAATCGCTGTTCCTTATCGTGGACGTACTGGTCGTTCAGAAACGTTAACAATTAGAGCTAGCCTTCAGTATACAGTAACTAATGCTAATTCTAGAGAATCGTTAGACGACATTAGAACCAAGGCACCACAACAATACTATACACAAAATCGTATGGTAACCGGAGAAGACTATAATGTCTTGCCTTATACCTCGTTTAACAACATTCTTAAAATTAAAGCAGTGAACAGAACAAGTTCGGGTATTAGTCGTTATCTTGATGTAGTAGATTCAACAGGAAAATATTCAAGCACTAATATTTTTGCACAAGATGGCATTATCTATAAAGAAGACTATAATGCAGCGGAAACGTTCCAGTTTACTAATAGTCCTGAAGTTAATGCCATTGTTAGAAATATCGTTAAGCCATTAATTTCCAGCGTTCCTACAAAACATTTGTACTATGATACTGCAACACGTTCAACCTTGGTTGGGTCAACTGTAAATGCAACAACCATGGTTGCCGGCCAAGCATATAAAATTGTGTCTACTGGTACAACCGCATTTACAATGTTCGGCGCAGCATCCAATGATGTAGGCACAAAATTTATTGCTACCGCTGTTGCAACTGGATCAGGTACTGTGGCTAGACTAGCATCGTGGACACAAACAAGTGTAAGCGGGGCCAGAAGCACTGGTACATTTAACACCCCAAGTCTGACTTATCTTGCGCAAGGCGCTTTGATTAAATTTACAGCACCTGCAGGTCAATATTTTGATGCACAGAATCAATTGCAAACAGGCACACCAACAACAGAATATCAACATACCACATTGTGGGCCAGTGTTATATCTTATCCTACTCCGGGATCTGGTCCAGCTATACTGAGTGCTGTTATTCCTACAGGTGCAATTGTTGATGAAATTATTCCAGTGTTTGCAAATGATTGGTCAGAAACATTAATTACCAATATTATTAATAATATTTTAAGTTACAAGACATTTGGTATCAGATATAATATTCCAACACAATTGTGGGAAATTGTTGATTCTCAGA